AAATATTAAGCATACATTATCATATATATATTATATGGGTCAACAGGAGTGCCTGTATGTGTATAACACTCAATTTCTGCAATTCCCAGTATTGCAGAAACGGATGCTGTTGTGATATACGCACTAGTACCTGTATTTGAATGAGCACTGGCTTGTACAGACATGTATATAATACCAAAATTTGATAAGTTTACCGTATATTTACCCGTGGATGTACGACTTACCGATGCTATATTTAACCCTGCGGTTACTGTTACAACTCCTAAAAAATTGATATTGATAGTCACCATAGCCTTAATTAATGCAAATGATGGTAATGTTTTATTAATGTTGAAAGTATTACTACTATTCCATATACCAGGTATACCACCATCTCCACCTAAAAAACTGTTATAAATACCATCTAAAGATATTCCACCTTTTAATTGTAGTGCATTATTAGATACCGATGGTAATGCATTAATTTCAACATAACGTTTTTGAGTAGAGCCTACACTAATACCTGCTGAATTAATAGTAGTTCCTGATGTAAAAATTGCAATTTCCACATTTTTGGTTACAGTTGGATCATATGCAAAGGAAACATATCTATTATTGTTATCTGTTATACTACCACGTGCAGCACCACTATATCCAACTTCAATACCAATTGTATATGTAAATCCAATAGTAGTACTAAAACTAGCAGATAATAATTCAGGTTCGAAAAACCAAAAATCTGAAACTGCTGTTTGGGTTGGTGTATAATTATCCCAACCATTCACAGTTCTTGATACAACACGAGATGAACCGACTATATTACCATTTTGTCTTACAACGAGTGAAAATGACAATGTTGCAAAACTATTATATCCCTTAGCTAGTACAAAAAATTCTCGTGGCTGTGTATATACAGTTGCTGTGTACACATCAGTAGAAGGAGCTATATAAGTTGAAGATGTATTTATAGTATGTTTAGATACTGATGCTGAGTTATTTACGTATGTATTTACTCCATTTATTGTAGGCACCGGTGTTGTATAATATAACATTTGTGATACTGTAAATGTTCTATTTGTAATGGATGACCCAACTATTACTGGTAATGTACTATTAGTATTAACATCCAATTTTACTTTTGAATTCGTATCCTTTAATGTTATTTGATTATTGGAAGAATCTAATGTTATATAGTTATTATTAGATTTCAATGTACCACCATTAATATTCCATCCACCAATATTACCAGTTGGGGCTGATAAAACACCTTTAAATGTCGCAGTTCCTGCCGTTGATATGTAAAACTGTGGTGATGATATAAATCCAGTAGATCCCATAGTTATAGAACCTGCTGTCGTAAATACTCCATTACTACCTTTTGTTCCACTATATATAGAATTTGAATCGATTGTCCATCCACCTAAATCTGCATTAGATGATGAAATACTACCACTAAAATATGCATCCCCAATGTTGGTAATTGCAAAGGTAGGGGTTGTGATACTACCACTAATTAAATCAATTTCCATTCCAGTACTTGAATATGGAAATGTACCAGCTGTATAATTTTGTGATTTAATTATTCCTGTTGTAATATTATCACCGTTGATAACCGTTGTACCTGGATTTGATCCACTTAAATTACTAAAAGTTACAATATCATTAAATTGTAATGAATTACTTGATGAAGTAAATGTTGGTACACCTACATCACTTAATGGGGATGATTCTAATACATTATAAACCGAAACCCAATATGTACCACCACCAGTAGCAATTGGTGGGGTTTTAGACCACCCACTCGTTAAATCGGTAAATGAAAAACCACTGAAATCATATAAAGATGCACTCGGTGGATTCGGTGATGGTGCACTTACAGAAGATGTATAATAATAAACATATCCTGATGTCGTTTTAACTCCACTAATACCATCAGCACCATCTGCACCAGTTTGTTGTGGATCAGACCAAGTTGATACTTGTGGTGGTAATGTATCACTTGTAAAAAATCGAGTACTTATCCATATTGAATCACTTCCACTTGGTATTACACTTGACCATCCAATTGTTGTTGGTGTTGGTGAACTAAAACTACCACCCGTTGGTACTGTTGGTTGAGTTACAGATCGAGTATATCCAACTCCGTTTACAATTCCTTGTCCATCCGAACCACTTGGCCCTATTGAACCACTTGGCCCAATTGAACCACTTTCTCCAGGTAAACCATCAGTTCCTTGAACAGCAACTCCAACATTGAAATTAACTATTTTTAATGGAAATCCAGTGCCCTCTGAATTGGTATATGATATATCAATAGTTCCACTCGTACCACTTGCATTAGTTGGTGTATTTGGTGTAACAATTTCATTTGTATAAGATCCATTTGTTACTCCTGTAATTTTAAATTGATTATTAGTAAGTGTACCACTATTATAAATATAATCTCCACCACCCTCGTTAACTGAAATTGTTATATTACTCGGTGTTCCAACTGTGTTAAATAATGGATCTGAATTAACCGTTTGTGTTTGTGGTGTAACGAAAATACTTACAAGAGGGGATGCATTTTTTGATTTAGTATAACTAACTCGTTTTCTAACATCTACGGTTGTAGTATTATCACCGGCTTTATAACGAAGTAACATATCTAATGATGCAACATCAGATGTCATATTAGAAATTCCATATGAATTTGTAGTAGGTGAAATTTCGTTTGGTGTACAATCACTTCCTGTTATTGAAATTATATCAAATGTATTTCTATTAGTCAAACCATCATCATGAATGATTGTATTTGCACCAATATTTAAATATACAGTACCATTTCCTTCCGCATAATCTAATGGTGTAATATATCCAGTTGAATCAGAATTAAATGAAGTCGCCTCATTTGATAAAATAACTGATAATCCATCAAAATTTATTACAGGAGAAATAGTTATTTCATCTGAAAAATTATTATTAAATTCATCGGAACCAGTGAATGAATATGTGGTTGCTGGGAATGATGTACCTGCATATGATGCAGAATATTCTAATGAACTAATTGAATATAATTGAATACCACCTAAATCAGATACTAAATTTAAAGGTGGTGGTGTTCCACTTAAACTTGATGAATTTGCAGTTATTGGTGTTATTAACGATGCCAAGTTTTTTCGTTTTACTTGAATTCTAATTTCTTGCCCACTTGGTTTAGAATTTAAAGAAGTTGGTTCGTATATAAATTGATTTGCGTTAGAAGTTGAAAATAAATTTGGTGTATCTTCACCATCTTCAAATCGATAAATAGTTTCATATTCAGTAAATCCTGCAACTGATGCAGTGAATGTTATTGATCCTACTGTAAATAAATCATCACTTCCTGTAAAATTACCAATCGTTAAAGTGGCTCCATTATCACTTACATTCGTTAATTCACCAGGATATGTACCAATATATCCCACTTTTTCAATATATGTACCACTTTCATCGTATGCTCTCCAATCATATGAAACTGATCCTGTTATTAAACTTTTTGTGGTTTGAAACCCAACTTGTTGAAATATTGGATTTGCATATGATCCTGTTGTAAATCTAAATGCGGTTCTATCCGATGTAAATGTCATAGATTGGGCAGAACCAGCTGGTGAAGTGTCATTTCCACCTGTAAAAACTTGTGAAGCATTAACATCAACTGGAATATAATTATTATTTATATCATAAAATTCAAATCTAAAATCAAATGTTTCACTTGATAATTGTCTTGGAACATCTTGTATTAAGGAAAATTCATCAGGAGAAAATGATGTTTCAGATGATGCTCTCAAACTTACGTTTGATATATACCAATCATCACCAACGAAATCAAACATAAGTTTTACATCACCACTAATTGATGAAATAATATTTTGATTAACGGTAACTCTCTGTAAGTATGTATCTGAACTTGTTATATCTATAAAAGTTTGATCATTTGAACCAGAATTTATATATGCTCTTAATGTTTTTGCATCACTTGGTGTTCCATTAAAAACTACCTTAAATGATAATGTATATTCAACATCTTTTTCAATTGGAATTGTATTAACCGTTTCTAATCGTTGAATACTTCCTGATGTTGGGTTGTAATCTACGAATATTGAATTTTGTAAGATTGTATTATTTAAACTTACAGGATGATCAATAGATGAAGTTACCCAATATGTATCTAATGTATTTTGTGTAAAATTACCAAAAGAAACTTCATTTTCAGTACTTCCAGAAATATCTAATAATAATTCTGTGGATTCTAATTTTATATCTTGTATGAATTGATAATCACCAATTACATTTCTTGATTTTCGATACACTTTTACTCTAGCGACATCTCCAACAAAGGTTTTTAGACGTGATATTTTTATATCAGCAAACGATGAATTTATAGCAGAAGGTGTATATGTTTGATTTTCGGTATACTCAAATGTAGTTGTATATGATGATGATTCAAATGATTTTACAATATTATTTTCAGTATATGGAAAATCTACTAATACCTCTCTCTCATTTAATACCTCTTTTACGGTTGCAGAATAATTTAATGATGGAAACTCAACTATATGTTCATCAACCGAACTTGACCAAAATGAATTACCATCTGTTTTTAATTTATATGTAGTACCAGCTGTCCAATTTGATAAATTAGTTCCGTTTACTGGATATTCAGATATACCTCTTGAAATACCAGTTTGAGTTACAACTGGAATATTAATCTCAAATACTGGTTTTACAATTTCCTTAATTGTAACCAACGGCCTTTTGTAAAAACGAACTTTATCTTCATTAAACAACAATCTGTTTATTTTAAATTCCTTTTCCCATTTTACATTATATATACCATCCCATTCACTTGGCACTTTAACGGTTGTTCCATTTGAATTTATATATGATTTTGCCTCACCTAAAATAGTAATTTTACCAATACCAATAGGTGTGTCATTATATACATGAACAGCTACTAATATAGATGTACCCTCATAATATTCAGGAATACCACTCCCCGGTTCAAAATATACAGGATTTCCCTCTACATCTAGCACCTCTATCTTAATTTCGGTTGTCTCTTTTAAAAGTGGTGATCCCTCAATTAAAAATCCACATTTTCCACCTGTTAATGTTTCCTTAAATTCTGTTATTCTAAAATAATCGGAATTTGGGTTCGTATCATTGATAAATGTTTGATATTTTGATAAATTCAGTAAAGGTGAAAATTTCTTGATGATTGCCATAGTATAATTCGTGTATATCCTATAAATATCTAATTTTAATATTTATAATTGAGAATCTAAAGAATTCTAAAGATGAAAAAATACAAAATGATACAGGTAAAAGAAGAAACCCACTCCCTATTACAAAATTATTGTAAAGAGAATGGGTATACTATGAGTGGCCTCGTTCACAAATTGATTATTGAACGAAGTATTCCTAAAAACGTATTATTTGTTAAAAAATAATCATTATATTGTTATTTTTATCTCAATAATACTATTATATGTGATTTTTGTGATATAAATAACAATATATTTAAAATTTCACATGTGAAAATCCATCTATTTTTTTCACTTCAATTAAATTATCAACCACATCACGCATTGAATCAATATGTGATATTACCATTACAAAATCGAATTGAGTTTTAAGGTATGTGAATAGCATATACAATGATTGTAAATGTTCACTATCCAATGCACCAAACCCCTCATCAATTACAAGAAAGTTCGGTCTTGGTAAATTACATACATTGATTAGGGCTACACGAATTGCAATACCTGATATAAACCGTTCCATACCACTACATAACTCCAATGGCCATCTATTATCACCATATACAAGTGATGCATTGATATTTTTGCCCTCAATATCAAGTTGCATACCGAAATCTACGATTTGTCCAAGTATATTATTTATCTCACCCTCAATCATTGGTAATGCCTTTTCAATCAACTCATATGATACACCATCTTTATTTAGAGCATTCAAATAATACTCATATAATTTAGATTGTTCCTCTAATTCTTTAACTTCTTTGATACGAGTTTGAATAACCAACTTTTGTGTTTCAATTGCAGATACTTTTCCATTTAAAGATAATAATTCGGTATTTAAACGTTTTTCCTTTGATTTAGTTTCTGTTAATGTATCTCTAACCGTTGATAATTCTTCTCTAATTAACTTATTTTTCTTGAATTGATCCTCGTTTTTATAATATTCCTTGATTAATTCATTTTGTTGTGATAATTCGTTAGAATTTTTTATTTCATCGGTTTCAAGTGTAGATAAACGTGTAATTAAGCCAGCCAATTCACGTTCTACTTTTGATTCTTTCGATTGAGTATCTTTTAATTCAGTCCACTGTGTTTCATAATCAGGAAGTAACTTAATCTTCTGTTTTAATTCATCATATTCTTTTTGATGTTGTGATATTTCAGTTGCAAGTGAAATTAATGTAGATTCCCCACTTACTGTTGAATCTATCACACTTTTTGAATTTTCCAAACAAACATCACAATCTGGATTATATTTATGCGATTTTAAATGTTCTAACTGTGAATTTGTTGATTCAAATTTAATATCCAATTTTTCAAGTTCGTTTTTAATCCGATTTAAACTCTGAATATCTTTTCGCTTACTAATCAACTCACTTTCAATTGTTTCTTCATCAAATGTATCTATAAGTTCATCTAATTGTACTTGTAATACCTCTAACTTACCAATACGTTCTTCAATTGTTTCTTTTGTAGAAATCAATTCAATTTCTTTATTAGTTAATTTGAGTTTTTGTTTTTCAAGCTGCTCAATATCAATTATAGCAGAATTAAGTTTAATCAATTTACTATTAAGCTTAATAATTTCTTTGTTTAATTGTTCAGATTGACCAGATACTACATTTAATTCTATTTCCTTGAACTTATATTCGTTTTTATGTTGTATGTATTTAGTTTCATATGATGCCAATTGACTTGTAAAATCATCTTGTTTGAATTTTCTAATTAAAGTAGAATTATCTTTATTTTCATCAGATGCAATTTGGTATAATTTATCAAACACATCAATTCCAATGAACTGTGATAATATTTCTTTACGTTCACTTTGTGATTTATCAATGAAAAGTGCATTATTACCTTGTAACGATAATGTAGTTAATATGAAATCCTCAAATTTACCTAAATATTTCTCTATATTTTTATTAGTTTCTCTACGTTGTTCACCATTTAATGAGATTAATACACCATTATCATCTTTCCAGAAATTTACATCTACTTTAAGGTTTGTTTTCTTACGAGTCCACTTAGCAGTTCTTTCTATATAATACTGAATACCATCGATTTCAAAATTAAACTTACAATAAAAACTATTTTTACGATTATTTAATATTTTTTGTGAAACATTCGTTCTTGACGTTTTATCGAATATACAAAATGATAATGCATCGAAAACCGCAGATTTACCAATCGCATTTGGTGCAAATATACCAATAATACCATGAGATTTTGTGAAATCAATCTTATTATTCTCACCATATGAAAACATATTATCAAATTCAAAAGAAATTGGTGTCCAAAGTATATTTTCCGTGTGATTTGAATCATCTATACGTGAATTTATATCAATATTGATATCTGTAATATGATTTAATTCATCATCTTCCAATAAGAACTGTCTTTCTAAATAATCTCGTATTAGTTGGTTCTGGAATGTTATATCTTTAACATCACCAACGATATTTTTGTTTAATTTATGATTGGTTTTTAATTGACCTATTGTATCGGTACGTGTTACAGTTACTTCTGCTACTTTAAACATATGTTTTAGTTCAGTAATACGAAGTTTCATATCACTTGCAGTTGTATTGGTAAATCTCAATCGTAATCGTGGATTTTTCGGTAATTTAGTATCAATTTCATCGTAAACCCATTGTGGAATTAAACCATCCACAACATCAATCGTTACAAATCCATAATCATTGTGAATATGATGTTCCGTATATGTACGTGACTTCACATCCCATAATAAATAACCGTGTTTTTCAAGTAATTCACCATGATTTTGTTGTACCATCGAACCTGCGTAGGCAACCCAACGATAATGTTCACCAAAATCTTGTCTTTTGTGTATATCACCTAACATTGCCATATCAAATCCATCAAACATATCAACTGAAAATGAATTCGATGCAACCGTATATCCAACATCTGTTTGAGCTTTATTTACAGGCCCGTGAAAACAACATATTGTATTTTCACCTACTACATCTTTACCTAATGGCCAATTGTCCTTATGGTCTAATATAGAATATATTACCCATGTTAGATTTTTAAATGGATATATTCCTGTATCTCGTAAATAATGTATTCTCGGGTTGTTTAAATTTTCAACAATTGGTGTAAGTACATCCAATCTATGTGAATTATTTAAATTACAATCGTGATTACCTGTTATAAGAAATGTTTCTCGTAATTTGGCACACTCTGTTAGCAACCAACTGATTTCCTGAACTAATTCTGGAGACATTTCAGTTTTGGCATGTGCAATATCTCCAGCAAGGTAAATAACAGAATTTTTTATATTATCTTGTTTAACTTGTTTGAGGAATTTTTTAAATATCAATCGATATTCTTTGTGTCTTTGTAGATTTCGTATGTGTATATCTGCTAAATGATACACATGAGTAATATCATGTTGTGTTTCTTCAATCATAAATGATAAATTGGGTTTATTACTACTATAATTACAGATTTTTTAATTTTTGAGAAATTATATCACTATAATCAGTCAATTCTGTATTTCGTATAGTTTCTGTAACACTGGAAAACCCCATTTCCGAGGCATCCTTTTTTTGAGGTATTATGTTTCTTGTTCGTATTCCTTGTTGTGAGAAATAGTTAGTATAATGTAATGCCTGTTTCTGTGCATCCATATCTAACATTATGTATATATCACTAACTCCTGTTTCAAATATCTTTTTCATTAAAAGTTTTGGTATAAACTTACCGAATATAGGAATTGCATTACGTTTTATTGACATTGCATCAAAAATTCCCTCTACCAATGTAATTGGCTCGTTCCAATTGATTTGATTTTCTAATGCAACTATATCCTTACTAACAGGTGGATTTTTGTATTTATAATCTTCATCATCATATATAGTTCTTGCTATAAAATAATTAAGTTTATTATTTTCATCATATGATGGTATTATCATTCTACCACTATATATCCCACTATTACAATAACCAATATTATAACGTATAATATCTGATTTGGTTATACCACGTTTTTTTGCGTAAATAAGAACGTGTTTGTACAATGGGTCAAATCCTGTTGGTTCTTTTGTTAAAGATTTAAATTCTTCTGGTAACCGAAGTTCTATTTCAGATTCACCACTCGATTCCATTGTTATATAATCATCACCGTAAATTTCTGTAATTTTTAGTAATGTATTATTTTCTACATTTAATCGTTTTAATAGTGAATATATACTTCTACCTTTAGCATCACATACCCAACAATGGAATTGTCCATTTTCAACATTCACATTCATTTTCTTTTTGTGGTGATGGCAGAATGGACAGAAATATATGTGTTCATCGATTTTCCCTCTATCAGGAATACCAAGAACACTATTTATTATATTTAGTACTTTTTGTTTTTTGTGTAATGAAGGCATAATTATGGTTTACCGATATATTCAACTGTTAATGATGCACCAATTGATAGTCTACCTATTCTAAATAATTGAGTAAATTGTTTATCTGATAGTTTACCATTTGGCATGTATTGTATTTTCAATAATCCTTTTAAAAAATTAACATCCCATTTTTTTATTTCACTGCACTCAATATCCCGTTTATCTGATAAAAGGAAATTCGTTAATTCTAACCAATTTTCTCGACATCCGATTTTCTCTAATGGTGGATATTCCCCCTTTGTAATATCATATACTTTTCCCATTCTTATAGTTTATTTTGTAAATATACGAAATTTAATTGGAATATCCTAATTATTTACCAAAATTTATTAGGATTATAATTAATTGCAAGTATATGTTTTATTCGACTATCATCAGCTGATATTCTTCCTCTAACTTTAATAGAATATTTATAATCATATGTTTCCACAATATAATCAGCGTATAAAGATTCCGTAAATTCATCTTTATTAATAATAATCATGTTATTAGATTTACTATTCTTAAACCAGTCAGCCACACGAATTTGATCATCTTTAGTAAACGAACCATCAGGTGAATATTTATTAAATTTAGTTGTATATGGTGGATCTAAAAACACAAAATCTCCCGTAGTTGCCGTTTTCACACAATTTTCAAAATCACCATTTAATATTGTAGTATTATCGAAAATATCTTGATATTCAGTATTCCAATCAATCCCCCTTAATTTTGTATACCACCCGAATGGTACATTATATTCACCTTTAGAATTAAATCGATTCATACCACTAAATGATAATTGACGTAATATCCAAAATTGAATTGCCCTATCCACATCATTATCAAAGTTTGAACTTCGGTAATAATAATATAATTCACCAGCGGTACTTTCAAATTGTTCTTTAGTAATACCCTCAAAATGCATCGTATTATACTCTTTTATTACACCTTGTAGTTTGGGTATTAATATATGTGAGTTTTCTTTTAATTGTGTATAAAAGTTATATATATCATACCACTTGTCATTTATAACAGATGGTGTATGATGTATATTTAACCAAGCGGCGCCACCACCTACGAATGGTTCATAATATGTATTGATTTTTTCCGGCAGATATGATTTTATCTTTGGTAATTCTTTCGTCTTACCACCTGCCCACTTAAAGAATGGTTTCATATGTTTCAATCTTTTAATTGGTTATATATTATAAATATGATGATTGTATTTTTTTACCCAACTCTCTAAAAAATGAGTAATATGAGTTTTCATCAATATCCACATTAAGTATCCTAAATAAATCTTTAGGGTATGTTACATCTACATTATTTGTATTACATTGTTTAATTTTAGAGTTATATTTTTTAGGAAGGCCACTTTCATCATATACAGCCCAAGTCATTAAAGAACTATCAATTGTATATCCCTTATATTCATTTTTAAGATAATCACTAATAATTTTTATTTTATTATATGTAGCTGGTAGTTTTTCTGTATCTAATTCTAAATTTGATTTCAATTCTCTATAATAAACTATTTTATTTTTAGTATCCATAAATAATAAATCAATATAATTTGATTTACCTTTACTAACATTTTTTATAACACCATCCGGTAAAATTTCCATACCACAATCCTCTACAATAAATTTAAACCATTTTTCAAAATTTCTACCAACCTTAATATATAAAGAGGCAGTGGATGGTTGGCTACCAAATAATAAATAAGGTAATCCTCCTGGGTTAGATAATGTAGTAGTTTCTAAAATACTATCAATTATTTCTTCTGCTTTTTTTGTATATTTTGGAATCATAATTTAATTGTTTTAAGTTTTATCTCTCTCTTTATTACATAGTAAATATACGAAAAAAATCCGAGATAAACAAGTTATTTCGGTTTTATTTTTATATTTAAAACGATAGTCCTTTTACAGAATACGAAGTTGTTAATTTTCTATTTCCTTTCGGTCTACTTCTAAATGGAGCGATTGGTGAGTAATCAAACTGATGTGATTTCAACATTTTTAATAAATCATCATAGTTTACAATTGAAACATCTTTGATTTCACAAGTCTTGATTTTTCTATTACTATCGTTGTTTCTCAATACAACGGTTTCACCAATTTCAAAATCATCTTTGTTAGATGAAAATACTAAAAATCCACTTGTGGTTAACCAAGCGTACATTTTATTTAACCAAAAATCATCATATATACCCCAATCATATTGAGTGTTTCCGTTTTCAATTCCTACTACGCCTATTGATAATACTGTTACTGTTTTCATATTTTATGTTTTTAAGTTCGTTTAATTCATCTATTTCAACCATCAATACTTCCTTTCTATCAACATCAGATGTGGTTTCATGTTCATACCACAACACAGTTAATTTTCTATTTATATCAATTTTTCTCATAACTCTCTCTCTTTATTACATAGTAAATATACGAAGAAATTGTAAATTTGCAAAACATTAAATGTTAAAGTTTTGTTAAAATTTATTAGTATTTCCAAGTTGAAGATGCAACACTTCTCAATTCACTTGTTAAATTACTTACCAAGTACTCCAACAATTCATCCCTTGATATTTTTACTACGAACTGCCTGTCAGTTTCACTTTTACCAACATTGTTTATTACAGCTGTAACTAAATAATCATCACCATTTATGGAAACTGATGTATCGTATAAGGTAGGTCTACCTTTAAATTCAGTTGGAATTACTTTTCGTATTTTATTAAAAGCTATTACTTTTAATTGGGATTCGAATAAATTACCATCTGCAGACTCAATAAAAATAACGGAATTTGTTTTCATAATTTAAATGTTTTAAGGTTTAACTCTCTCTTTATTACATAGTAAATATACGAAAAAAATCCGAGATACACAAGTTATTTCGGATTTATTTTTATGTTTATTCATCATCTATCGAACTTGCATCTTTTCTGAAATAAGTTCCGTTGATATTCGAATTATAATATTCATAATCAGTTTCTAATACACCTTTAACGAAAAGATATTTGGTTTCTAAATAAGATAATTGTTTTTTTGCATATGCATATTGTAATATTTCACGTGTGAATGTAATACCTTTTTTGATGTCCTCATTTAAATCTTTATTAGAACCTGTATATATTTGCCAATCAGATTCCTTTTTCACCATTTCATATAATTTCTTACGTTTATCCGTTATAAGTTTAGATTCTTTTTTTCCGAACTTACGCTTCCTTACCGAATATAATGATTTTTTACCAATATATTTTTTACCATTTGATGTGACTATTAGATATACAAATCCAATTGCATCATCTGGCATATCAGTAACACCATTGACTGATTTATTATTATATTTCCATTTTTCTATAACCATGATTGTAATTGTTTTAGACAAGAATGTATTACCCTTGTGAGTAATATATTTTGTTTATGTAAGTTGTTATTAGTATTTTACTGTACTGGAGTATGGTGTTTTACTAACAGCCCCACCACGTGAAGTATCAACAAGTGAATCGTTTCCAATCAAATCTTTTCCACCATCAACCGTTAAAGGTGTTTTATCACTATTTTTTTTAATTTGGTCTTTGTATTCTGATTTTTCAAAAATGTCTATTAATGATGCCATATTGTATGTTCCTTTTTTATATAAGTATTAAAATATTTTGTTTATGTATCTAATCGAATTATGAAATTCAAATTATAATTCGGTAATTTTTTTATTGGTTTGGGTAATTTAGCAACAGCAACCATATTTAAATGTTCATCATATAGACCAATCGTAGTGATATATGTTGATAAATATGAGCCTGTTGGATCGGTTGTACCGTATTCGAAAAAATCATCCCAACTACCTGTTGTACTACCAATTGAACCAAGAAATTCACCCTTTTGTGAAATATCAGCAATTTCTTTTATAGTAACTTCACCCGCTGGAAAACTATTTGTTTCTCCTGTTATTTCAAATTTATATGAATTACGTACATTTACATCAACTGCACTTGGATTTTGTGAAATATTAAATTCACCTTTTTCTGCAGTTATTAGAACTTCTGTTTCGTATATAGTTTGTGTTGAACGATATGAAAGAGTATATGTAGTAAATGCTGGTACGTTTGTCAATACAATAAGACCATCATCATAAAATACATTTCCAATTTTATTAGATATAATTTCTTCGTTTGAGAATAATAATTCAACACTCAATGTTATAATTCCCAATTGTGCATCCCAAAAGAAAACAACTTGTGAATCTGTAATATTATCGATTGTAAATACACCAATACCAGTCTGTGCATCAAAATATGAACATGTAACTTCATATGTAGCAATTCCATCACTAAAAACTAATAATTGAGTTTCTGCATCATATGATATCCAATTATACGTAGGATTTTTTGAAGTAATTCCACCCCAATAATTATCTACAAATATATCATCAATATCATCAATCGTTAATACAATACTACCTTTTTTAATTTCTTCACCATATTTTGATTGTGGTAATTGTATTATTGAAATACTATCACCTAAATTTCTCTCAAATACCCAATCTGCGGGATTTTTCATCAAACCATATTGTGTGAATAAATTCCCATCAGCTGAATAATATTTAGCCTTTATGGAATTATATAATGGATGAACATACAATCCTTGACTTGTAGTAGATGTATCAACATCAAATAATCCAGATTCGTTAAACGCACCTACTACTGGAATATCAGCCTCTGTGATATACCACTCCTTATAAACTTTAAAGTTCTTATTTGATATATTCGATTTTGGAATAGTTTTAAACATAATAGTATCTTGCTCTCTATATAAATATTAGAAATAAAAAAACCCAACTTTTTACGGTTGGGTATCGTGTTTTATATTTAAAGTTTTCTTAAAATGATAATTTAACTTTTATTAAAATTTCCTTATCAAATGATTTCGGAATTGGTTGTGAAGTTTTAGCAACCGCTAATAATTCGTTTGAATCACTATATAAACCAACTGTTGTAATATAAGTTTTTGGGTCATTCACAAATGATGGTTCAACAAATGTTCCATCTGAACCAGTTACGAAAGTTGGGTTGTTTGAGAAATTATATTCTCTGTTAGTTGCTCTTACGAAATAATGAGCTGTTGATATATTTTCTGTTCTACGTGATTGTATATTTGAACCAAGTGCCATTGATTCGTATAATAATCTATGATTGTATTTTTCTGTATCTACTCCTACATCACCAGATAGTGATACACCTAATACTGTACCAATTTTACTACCTAATGCAGTTGGGTTTAATACTATAATTCCTTGGTCTGGATAAAATAATCCATATCCTTGTCCGGTTGTTACATCAAATGTACTTGTTATGGTAGCTTCACTTTCCGTACCTAAATTTAATGTACCCTCTACGATATTAAATACTCTACCTGCCTTACCAACTGTGTCCGAGAATTTTTTACCACTATCATCAATGAATGTAAATGCACCAAGTGAACCACTCAATACCATTGAGAAGTTTCCTGGATCCATAGATTCTTTGTACCTTGAACGTGAAACATTTACAACATAAATAGCATCTGAATCATAAGTTCCTGCTGATGAATCTGATACGAATGTAAAATATTCATCATCTTGATCTAATAACATAGAACGATATTGTGCATACGTTGCTTTTGTTGATAATGTAGAATCAACATTATTTGCAAGTGATACTGAACCTAATCCAGTTTTATTACCATATGCAACCGCTAATTGTACAGTTGAACCACTTGGATCACCATCATATACATTTAAATAATACGTTCCTGATGTTGACGTATCCTGTACAGAAGATGTAAAAAATGTTGTAAGACTTCCAGCATCACCACTAAAAAGACCAGTTGTTACAACTTCGGTTTTCCCAGTGATTTGATCAAACTCACCAAATCTCTTATATATTCCTGTATTTATAGTTCCACCTTGTGCAGTAAGTTTGTCACCACCCGTTAGATAACTGTTTAAAATATCTACAATTTGTTCTGATGTTAAACTACCTTGATTTACTGATAGGTACGTTGCCAGTTGTTGTGATAAATTCGTTCCTGCTTGTCCTGTTATTTGTGCCATAATTTATTTTTCTAATATATTTTCTATAAAATCAGATTTCTATTTTTTATTTTAGTTCTATTTTAATTTTACCATCATCCGATAACTTAGATACAACTGCTGAATTATATGTTTTAGATCCTACTTGGAATTCAATTTCAAGGTTTCTATAATTATGCATTTTAATTTGTTTGATAGCATTGTTTAATTGATCAACGGTATTAAATGCAACGCTTACAGGTGGGTGAAAGAACTCATGTATCTTTGAAAGTCTATCTTTCATTGATTTAGTTGTTTCAAGCGTTTTAAAGGTCTTATACATATAATCAAGATATACATCTAAACTTTCATATTTTTTCGCAATTGTTTCAGCATTAGATTTATCTGGTCCCCAACTACCATTGCCGGTATTAAAATTAGGATATGTTCCATTTGTTGTTTCGTAAAACTTTTGTGCTGCTTTATAAAATTCTTTTTCGTTGGGGAAATTTTGTTTTGAATTAAATCGGTTTTTCCCAACTTCATCAGCTTTATATTGTTGTATAAAATCTTCTAGTGATTTAGCTTTTATAGCTAAATCACTAAAATTAGGTCCTTTTCTATCTTGAATAAACCTACCATCTTCATTAATAATAGTACTATTTTCAAAGTTTTTTGATTTAACTTTACCAATAGAAAATTTATTTTCTGATATATACTTTCTATAATCGAACTTTCCCATGTTTTATTTATTCTTTTTATGTTGGTTGAATATATGATACTGTTACTGGAATAGTCATACTACCACCCGTTTCATTACCATATACGGTAATTGTTGTTTTGATTGTTTGTGTAATATTAGGATTTGGTATGAACGTAAATTTCATTCCAGTTTCAACTTGTGCAGTTGTACTAATTGAATCACCCAAGAAAATAGGAACAGTACCACTACCAGCAGCAATTCCTTCACCACTAACAACACCTGCGTTTTTATTTGCTAATACAATTGTATAACCAACTTGTGTATTTCCACTTGGTGAAGTTGTTGGTGACAACGATACTTGACCAGAAGTTTGATTTACTGAAATTGATGGTATACCAAATTCAACTTTAGGTATTTTTTTAGTTCCTTTTGGTAAAGTTACTAATTTATATCTAAGCACTTGTGTTTCATCTGGTGAAGCTTCTGTAATTGGAATTGATATAATAGCAGTATCATAGTATGCACTACCTTTAGGATGTGCTGGTTCATATAATGTATAATCAATTTCATCATCACCTAATGCAAATTGTGTAATGTTAAGTCCTGCACCTGATGCTAATTTTTCTCTACCTTTTTTGGTAAGAATTGCATCTACTGTGATTTCGGTATTGTCTAAATATGCCATAATATTTTTGTTTGTTTCTTTATTGTGTTCACTATATAAATATAAATAATTTAAAAATAAGTTTTTTTTTGTTATATTGTTATTTGATTATAATTAGTCAACTTCCAATATCGGCTCCCCACTTCCTCTACCAATATCATTAACTTTCAGTATATTAGGATTCGTTGTGAATGTTTCAACGGCAGGTCCACCATCCAATGTAGTTGCAGATGTTTGTTTTGAACCACGTGAATATGAATATTCTAATCCAGTTGTTACATCACCTGTATATCTAAAATGACTTGGAAAATAACCGTTTAACGGTATTACTTCCGTAATATTTCCATTTACAATTGGTGCGGTTTGATCAAAATCTAAAAATGTTACTTTATATTTGTAAAAAGTTGTTGGTACATAATTCATACCCAAACTTGAATCACTCGGATTTATATTTTCAGGAATATTAACAACACTACTTTCTTGTATTCTATAAACTTTTTTACGTTCTTGTATACGATTATTATCTTTATCTATATATGTACGAATAGTATTTCCATTCGAACCCCACAATCCAAATCCAGTTACATCAATGCTATCCACATCCATACCAATTTGTTGAAATTGTATAGATTCATATTCACCAACAATATTATCTTCTTCTTTTGTGTTAATATCAATTGAAACTAAACTATTCACACCCTCGAATGTAATTGAATCTCCTGTGTTTGGTATTTCACTATTATAAAAACTCGGTGTTGCATATAATGGTAAATCAGTTTCAGTATCAATCGTGGTTTCAAATTGTGTGTTAATTCCACTTAAAGAAATTTCTTCGGATGTATCTATTTCAGCACTTTTATTTTCAAATGTAGATTCTTCATTTATATAATCAGAAATTACTATTGAAGTAGTTTTTGATAATTCTTCACCAATCGGCTTTGTATGAGCATATTTACTTCTTTCTAATAAATGTGGTTCAATTAATAATCCTGATGAAACTTTAGATCTACCTGGAACTAATGATTCCAATGTTGTAAATAATGTTTGGTCAATATATCTTACTAATTGAATATATTCGTAAATATTTAAATTATATCGTTGGAAATAATAATTTCTTAATTCATCTAAATTTTTGTATTTATCTGAATATTCATCACTTGGATCACCAATATAATTGTCAATATTAAATTGTCCTAATGACCGTAGAATATCCATGTTGATTTCTCTCATTGGTGAGAAAAATAACCCCAATTTACTTGAATCATTTGATTTTTGTAATGTAGATACATTTGATGTTGTACCAAAATGTAAATAATTGTTCAATGTTTGTGATTCAAATCGAACTTTATTACCATATCCAACTCCCATTGAAGGCACCATCGCTGTTACAGATCTTTCGTATGTAACGTAGTTATATGGATATTCTGGAATAGAATCAAATAGTGAACCAGTTACATAATCAGCTCCATATGTACGATTTATTGATACATTTTTAATCATTGGGTCAAGATTTCTATCTTTTGGATATTCAAAATCTAATCTTAATACCAAATCTTCGGTAGATGAAGAAACGTGATTTCCATCAATTGCATCTGGTAATAATGTATGATTTACAATTCGTGATTCATCCAATGGTGCTGTCCATAATCTGAATTCATCCATTGAACCTGAAAACCCTGAACCTAAATCAAGATCCGTTGGGTAATTCCATATACTACTTCCAGTTGGAACTAATAATTGAGTATAACCCTCGTTTCTAATTCTTTCATTAAATCCTTCCTTTCCGTAAATATCATATACTTCATTATCACCAACTAATGAACGGTTTATTACAACTTGTGTGTATTCATCATCAAAAATCGGGAAGAAATCAGTAGTAGATGTACCAACTAATGTTTTAAATTCCAATGCACCCAATGAACCAGTACCTTGAAGTAGATTTAATTCCCATCCCTGTGTACTAATAAGTGTATGATCACGTTTAAATTCGGTATTGATACGTAATTCGATACTTTGAGGGTATTCGTTTGTACTTACACATCTATTCCATGGTATATCAATACGTGAATCATCATTAAATTTCAATGCCGCTGTTCTATCATCAAACGTGAATGCAGTTACACCACTTTCAGTTGGATCAACAGGACCACCGAACTCCATAATGGTTAACATTGAAGTTGGAATACCATAACACGACATTGCCGCGGTTAATGCTCGTTTAGTACCTTTATGTTTGTATAAATATGGTAAATTGTTTAGTAATCTTCTCCATATTTCTTGTTGTCTATCTTTTCCGGTCATTGCTGAAGCAGATGAACCATCTTTATTTATACCAAATGCATATTCCCATAAATATTGAGATTTTACACCCATATCAGCATCCCAACCAAGTGATTCTAACATATGGTATATCAAATCACTTGCCATACCATCTTCATATGTATTGGTCAACTGTTTTGATTTCGCAACACCCTTTATATAACTCCAAATAACATCAAAGTGTTGTCCAATCATATTAAAGAACAATATAAAGTCTTGTCCTTGTTCATCATTGATTATATGTTTAGGTATGTTGTTTACTAATATATTTTTGTTGTATTTATCATATTCTTTAGCAGAACCGATTATATTTATGTACCAATTTTGAACATCTATATCAGTTGAACCACTGATTGAACCTTGTCCTGCACCTGGGTAGGTTAAAGAACCACTTTCAATATACAACGTTTTTTCAAATGTATCAAATCCACGAATTACAGTACTAATTTTTTCATTAACACGTGATATTTCGTTAGTAACTGATAATGAACCTGTTGTGGCAATAGAACTACTTTGTAATGATTCTAATGTATTATTATATAATTCAATTAATTGGATTTTATAGAAGAAATTCTCAACTCTTTCAGTTGCTGATGAATATTTCACAAATTCTACCCAATTATATTCACTATCTGATAAATAATTGATATTTAATGAACTTAATGAAAATTCATTAGTACCGATATATGATTCAATCAATTCAGTTGAACTTGTAGAACCACTTGCTACCAATTCATCAAGTATTTGGTATCCAATATCATCACCGATTTCTAAATTAAAGTTTGGTGAAAGTCTTGTACAAGATTCAACTACCTCATTTGTTATAACAACTTGATCTAAAACAGGTAATGATTGTATTTTAGAAATCCATAGTTGTTGATTTGGTTGAAATGAATTTGGTAATGGTTCGTATAATTTTAATACGAGTGTTCGTACTTCATTTGTTTGGGTACGTATGCTAGTTTCTTCATTTTCTACCCAAGTTGAAAATGTATCTTTGTCAATTCCCCATGATGATATTAATTTATCATCACCATCACCGAAATGTACATAATGTGTTAAATATTTTGATGTTTCGGCATCAAATACTTTTGTATTTAGTTCTTGTTGAAATGCAATCTTTAAATCGGTAATTACTTGTGCACGTTTTAGTTTTAAATCACCTTTATCAAATATAATAGTAATTTTTTCCTCTTTACCATGTACAATTTCATCACCTTCAATATTATATGGTACTAATATTAAATCAAATGTTAAAATATCGGTAGAATCATTGAATGTTTCATTTGCCTTTATTAAAATATCCTCTACGTTTAATATTCTTGCACCATTTGCTGCCTCGTGTGATACTAAAAATGAATCCGATACCTTTGTTACGTAAATTTTTATGTAATTGGTATTGATTGATTGCCAACTTATTTGAAAATCTTCATCATATCCTCTAAAATCAGCTCCCTTTATATTATATGGGTAATTAATTTTAGTAATATCAGGTCCAGGTAAATAAGTTTTACTTACAACGTTTATATGTACTTGTTTTAACTCACTTTTTTTGGTTGGTGAAACTGCTTGTAAATAAACCGTATATTGGCCAACTCCGTTTGAGAAATCAGATGACTTAAATGTAAGAATACCGTTTGGATCTAATGTTCTTTGAACTGATCCAAGTGAATATAATACACTATTACTATCTGTTGATGTATATGTTAGTGATACTGGATTTTCACCTGCGATATTAAATTCTAATGAATCAATATCAACTGAAACTGTGGGTAAATTTAAATCAGGTTCTAATCTATCAACTGTTACATATATTTTAGTAATACCAGCTGTTAATTCTTTTTTGAAATCATCATCTATTCGAATACCTTTATCAATTCCTGGTGCAACAACGACATAACTTGAACGATATGTACTTTTATCATCACCAAATTTTTCAAATTTTATATATGGTACACCTGATGTGTTATTTGTTGTAATGTTAAGTAATAATGAACTACTATTAGTTACGAATCCTGTAACTCCATCCGAAGTCGTATATTTAACAACTCCCTCATTACTAACTGTACCAAATATTTCTACTTGGTAATTTGTTGGTGTAACCTCACCTATGTATTCAGATTTTGATGTTAAATTAAATTGCAGACTAATATTTGTTAAAATATTACTCGTAGATGTAGTAGAAATTTCATTCCAAACACCATCAATCAATTTAGATACTTTAATAGGATATATGGTTATTCCAGATACATCAGTTGCTCTATATGAACGAACTTGGTATTGTTCCGATAATATCATATCGGTTTGTTTAACTTTGAAAATTTTCGCAGTTAAAAATTCTTTTGCATTAAATGATAATGTAGTTGTACAGTTATATCCAGTTTCAACATCATCGATTAAAATACTTGCATTACTTGGATTACTTGTAAATAATATATTTACTATATTATTAACCTCTACTGGAGAATAACCATTTTCTCTTAAAATACAAGTACCATCATCTACTGTTGCTAATGGATTGTAATTATCGGCATTTGGGTTTGTGCAACCACGTGTGAATGTTACATTATAACTACCACCCCCGGATCCGCCACTACCACCACCTGTATATCCATCAGGTAATAGAATATAACCATCTCCTGTTATATTTCCAGTAATGAAATTTTCTGTGTTATCTTGTAATGCCATATTCTCTCTCGGTTCTTTTATATAAATATAACATTATTTAAATTAGTTTTATCCAAACGAATTGATGGGTATGTTGTAATTAAATTATCATTCGTATTTATTGTTGGAAAATTTTGTACTTCTTGTATTGGTGATATTACAATATCAGTTGGTATGAATTTAACTTCTTTTGGTTTTGGTATTGATCGTATATCTCCTATCAATTCCAACGGTTCTCCGGTATTATATGTTATTGTTATACTATCATATTCTACACCACTCCATTTACGTGCCCCACTGGAATCAAAATAATTTATTCTTCCAGTTGTTGACCAGATGTAATACGTTTTAGTTGTTGTATAACTTTCTTCGAAAAATTTACAAGTGCCATCATCTTGTGTGGCTAATGGATTATAATTAACAGCCTTTCTATTAGTACATCCTAAAATAGTCGCAACATTCTTTATTGGTGAAGTTGTAAATACACAACTACCATCATCTTCTTTTGCTAACGGATTATAATTCAATGCATCTACATTCATACATCCTCTTACTATGGTAGTTACACTTTGTGGTAGTGTACTTTCATATATTGAATCTGATGATATAGATTTTAAAATATCATTTACTTCATCCGCAGTAACTTGATCCTCCTTGGATAATATACTATTTTGTATAATATTTCGTTTTGGCAAACAATAATCAATAACATTATGTAATGTTGTTAATGCTGTATTCTTTATATCTTCTACTGCTAAATCGATTGGTGGAACTTCCTCTATAATGTTTCCATATTCAAGTGAATTGATATCATATACTCTATTTTGAAGATAATAGTGCATAGCTTCCATATATTTTTCTTTAATTGTATTTAAAAATATATCAAATCCCTTTATACCAAATTCTGCGTTAATTAAATCAATATAAGTTTGACCATCACTAACATTACCTTTTATTTTTAAAAAATTCTCTAATACAGTTTGTATGTTCAAATTTTCAATAAATTCTTCTACATATATAATTGTATCATCCCTAAATTCCTTCTCGTTCACATATATATTATATCGCGTACTTAAATCTTCCAATACAGTTTTATCATCATCTAACATTACTGGAAGTACTCGAATTTCAGTACGTGATGGTGAAATTTCATGTATCCATAATCTATCAAATGGTATGTTTTCAGATCCAACACGTCTATTTAATAAAGTAACCTGTGTTTTAAATATACCATCAGTATAACCAGCCTCTTTTATCAATTTTTCTGCATCTATTACATATCTTCTTGATTCATTTTTCTTCGTAACATCAGGCACATCACTTATCATAAAATATGATCTGATATTTTTATCATCTAAATAAATATATCGTACTAATTTACCAAATTCACCTTGTGGTAATTGATTATTATTTGAATCATATATAATAAATTCAATAACATCAGTTTTTCCATGGCGATACCAATGAGTACCATCCAAACCAAATAATGATTTTGATAATTCTCTCTCGAATATTTTTCTATCATTAGCAGATAATAAATATCCTTTATCATCTATGATATCTTTAAATTGTTTTATTCCCATGATTTATTTTATAGTATATTCTCTACCAACGATTGCTCTAACAATACCTCTTGGATCCCATGTATCTTTTCTATCAACTTCTCTCCAATATTCTGCCTTTATGGTATGTACTTCTCCAAATGATGATGTAATCACAACCGCCCCTGTAAATGTTCGTTTACGTTTACCGTTTGTATCATCTCTTTTTGGTTTCCACTTAAATTGTGCAAATCCTCTACCAGCAACCGTATCAACACGTGGCGGAATTGTTATTGTACTTGGTACTTCCAACCACTTAATTGCATCACCAGTTACTTTTAGAGTAAATACTGCTGGTGAATTTTCATTGAAATTATATAAGTTAATTGCAGAACCTTGTAATATTTTTACTTTATCATCATTATATGTTTCAATATATAATTGTTTATTATTTTCAACAACTTCAAATTGTGGTATTTTCCATCCAGTATTTGATAATTGGTCATACGTTCCCTGAATACCATCAAGTACTTCGGATGAAGCTTGTCTTATTTGTGCGGCATCTACTTGTGCAGTAAGTTGTATAACCAAATTATTCAACATTTCCAATTGTTGTTTCATAACTTCTTTCTGTGCCTGTAATCCTCTTACTTGGGCCTCTAATGAAACTCTTGCTATAGCTTCTTGAATACCTTTTGTTATTGCATTTTGAAAATCTATCAATAATGAAGCATATCTATCATTGGCAGCTTGTGTTTCATTATTTGCAACCGCGGTTAGAATTTTTTCTGAATCAACAATTTGTTTATATTGTTCAATTTCTAATTTTAAATTTTCTATTATTCCAAGAGTCTCTTGCCAATTATCATAATAATTACTACCCGTAGTAACTGCATCTAAATACCGTTGATTTAAATCATCAAATTTGGATTTTGCAATAGTTTCGATTTTTAGTTTAATCGGTTTCCCTATCAGTTCATCTACAACAACATCTACTGCACGAACTAACTCACCATTTATATATGTTGGCTTTTCTACGTATCCAAATTGTTTTCCTGTAAATGTGTTATCTGGCATTTTTTATTTTTCTACTGTAAATGTTAATTTATCATCTAAAAAGTATTCTACTACTCCGTTTCTATCTGTTTTAATCTCAATATAATAACTTCGATTGGTTTCCCAATTTTTTAAGTTCAATTTAAAATAATTACCATTTTCATCACAACTAACTTTACTGTAATCACCAAATGGAATAATAATTTCATCTGTTTGTGCATCTCGTACTTGATAATAAGTAGTTGAAGGTAAATAAGTTACATCATTATATGCATATTGATTGGTATATGTTTTCAATGGATATTTTTCTCTACCGAAAACTCGTATAAGTGGTGTTGATCCAACTTTATAGTGTGATTTAAGGTGTTTAAATGTTACTTTGATATCTTCCGATGTCAATTCAGGTAATGAACCAGTAGAGAACGTTGCATCATCCCAAGATATTCTTAATTTTGGTTGATATATTGTGTTTGTTTCTTTACTGAAATATTTTAATGATCCATAATCATTATTATTGTTTTCCTGTGTATCACTTAACTTTAACAAAAATCCATTATTATCTATAATACCATTTATCCATGCATCTATTATTACTGATACATCAATATTCAAATCTGTTGATTGGTAGAATAACGTTTGTGATGAAGTGTAATTATTAGAATAATCACTACCTGTAATTAGCCAATCGACATCAGTCATTCGTGAATTCCAAGTTACATTTTCGGTACTAATATCATCAAATTTTGTTCCTATACCCATATCCCAAGATTGAGAAACAGGATATGCATAAATCGTATATTCAGTTGGAATCTCACTACTTTCAGTTTCTTTTAATACTAATTCAACATTAGATGCAGTAACATCCCCATTTAAAATAGATCCGGATAATTCATCCATATCAAATTTAATTAAAGAACGTGCAATATCCTTTTGACCGAGAATATAGGTTTTATTTATTTCTAAAATTTCATCCCTACCTGTATTTTGGTCTGGTTGTAGTGAATATATCGTTGCATCTTTTAATGCGTTATAGTGTATGTACATTATGTTACCTTTCCTTGAATATCTTTACTTGGAAACTTCACTTCAAAAATTGATGGATCTAATGATGGATAAACCATTTTTCCTTTTGTAGCTTCCGTTATATTATATGAATGTCTTGAATACTCTCCTAAACATTTATTACTTATAACACACTTTGGTACTGATGAAACACCCTCAACTCCTGATATTAACAATTCTAATTCACTTATGTTAATCGGCATATTAAAAGTCCAATTATCAATATTAAAATGTTCAGTAATTGTATTAATACATTTTACCAATACTTCTCGTCTATTATACCCACCATAAACACGGATTTCAAAATCAACTCCAACGTTTATAACAAATCCATCTATGATATTAACACCATCGGTCAATAATCTATGTTCGTTTAAGTATGTTTTTACATTTTCCTTAACAGCTTGGTTTAAAACCGATAATTTTTTATTATAATCGTAACCAAGTATGTATAAATTTAAAGAAAATGATTTATTATCCTCAACTCCATATGGTATACAAAATGCCTTTGCAACACCACCGTATTTTGCAGGCATTGATAAAGTACGTACTTGATAATCTTTAGTAGTTACGGCTCTATTTTGTGATGCGAAATTTGCAAGTGCATTTTCACGTATTTCTTCAATAGTTTCAGCTCCTCTACCACCTGTTGCTGGTTCTTCGTTTTCAACTGCAATCGTTGATTTCATTGTATTGTATTCTATCAATTGTTGTGGTGTAAATGATTTTGCATCATCTTCAAACTCCACTCGTTGAATACGTGTTAAATCACCACGCCTAACATTCGATTGAACACCACCACCAACTAAATATGTTACTGTTAATGTTGTATTCGCTGGTGCTTGGCCATATGAACGTGTTTTTAAGAAATTGGCTGGATCAAAAGATTCACCCAATCTATCAATTGATGAATTTAACCCAAGACCTACATTTTTAAAGTTCGGTATTAGTGTTTCATCTGATTGTGTTGAATTGCCACCACCAAAAATCATTGTGGTTGTATTATCACTATTTATTTGTGTTGTAAATCGTCTTGATGTTTTTAAAAGTTTTAAAACATTAGGTACACTATCTTTATATGGTAATAAATCCGTTTCAGTTTGTTCAGAAATCGGATAATCTATATAAACCATTTCTTGTGCAAGATATGGAACTTCGTACCACTTATTTCCGTTACTATCTCTAACATCAACAATTTGTATTATATTTGTATCACTTATATTAATTTTAGAATATTGTGTAGGTGAATTAAATGATTGAGTTATTGTTTTAACAGTACCAGAAATTGCCTTTACTCTTTTTTTGATTAAATATAAAGATGGTTCACTTGTAATTGAATTTACCTCATGTACTGTAATTTCACGAGAATCAGGATCATTAAAATCTAATGATTCCGTTGTTCTAAATGTAGATGCAGTTTCAGTTGATTCTATTATCATACCCTCTTTTATCCGTAAATAAAAACGAGAATCTGGAACATTATCTTTACCAAATCCTACCGATGGCACTAATTGATAAACTGTAATAGTTGCTAATGCAGGTGTTGTAACCTTGGTTTTATATCCAAGATATTGTGCTAACCCAAGAACATTTTGTTTATCCTCTGCATACAACATCATTGATTCTTTTAATGAATCATCTATATAATATGAAAGTACATCACCTAAATATGATGCCATTTCAATGAACATCATACCTGGAGATGCTTCATTAAAATCTGAATATGTTTTTGGAAAATATGTTTTCGCGTATTCAATTAAATTTGTACGAAAACTCGCAAAATCTTTATTAAGATATTTTATATCTCTATTTTGATTACTTTTTTTTGTTATACTATTTAATGACATTTATTATCCTCGTATTGTGAATGTTATTTCATTGACTGTTATATTACTACCTACGGTAAAATTGATTTTTATATTTGCTATGTGATTATCTTTCATTTCATCACTCATTTGAACCTCAATTTCCTCAATATTAATATAAGGTAGCCAAAAATTCACACTTTTTGTAATTATTTCAGTAACTTCACTTTCCAATTCATCTGTCATTTGTTCAAATAAAAGTGACTGTAATCCAGTACCGAATTCTGGTTGCATTATTCGTTCACCTTTATTAGTAGTTAGTAAGTTTAGTAAATTTGCCCTTGCTTGTTCAAATGATGAATATGCAAGTTCAAAATAACCATCCGAACCTCTACGAATTGGTAATGTAATACCATACGCATAGTCGTTAAACTCCGTTGTATCTTTTACTACCTTTTTACCAATTACATATGCCATTGTTTACTTTCTTGTTTTGAACTGTTTTACTAATTCCGAATTATCACGATTTAATACTCTATCCAAATATGGTAATCCTGTTGTTACCCCCAAACCTGGTTTTTTACCTGTTGATTGTGTATTCATATCACCATAACCCATTTTAACTTTCATTTGTTCTCTCATACCATCAGCACCTACTGGAGCAATGGTTTTATCGAACTTCATTGTTGGCCATTCTTCCATTCCATTTACATTTTCGTTTAAAGATGGTCCTTCTCTAAATGGTTTTGTATTATTCAAAATCTCATTTAATACTGGATTACTACTCAATCTCTTTGTATTAACTGATTTTGGTTGTATATCCTCGTATTCATCTTGATGTGAATTAATACGAGATTCATCTAACATATTACTTGCAAGTGAAAAAGGATCAATTTCCTCTACTATCTGTTTGGTTGATATTTTCTTTGTTTTTAATAATTCCTTTGTAACTTCTTCTTTAATTAAAGATTTTAGCACAGGAATCTGTCTTTTCAGTTCTTGCTCAACTATTAATTTAATAATTTTTGCTAATTTTTTTGAATCCATTTTTTTTGTTTATCTTTATTCTACTATAAATATGTAGTATTTAATTTTTATGTGTTGTTACACGTAGTATGATTTAATTCCAGGTTCATATTTCCCTTTATACATCGTTAATAATGATTTTCTATTAACAGTACGTTTGCAACTTATATGTAACCATATTGATTTACCATGTTCAAATATAATTTGATCAAATGGTGTGGTTTCAGCTACCCACTTTGCAACCGATAGATATTGATTTGGTGTATACCCAGGAATTTGAATATCAACGGCTTCCCCTTTTTCGTGTTGAGAAACTTTTCCAACTAAACTCGGTTTTCCTCTAAATGCAGAATTTATTATCAGTGTTGGATATTTAACTTTCATAGGTTCTATGATATTTACCGCAAGATTTTTTAAATTACAAACAATTTCTTCTTTTGTTAATCCAACTTGATTTTTTAACTTATGTGGCCAAGTAGGATCGAGTGTTAAGTTTCTCAATTTCACATTTGGTGATAAATTATCATTGTATGTAAAATTCCCACCACATTCAATAGATGTTGCACTTTTGGTAGTATCATTTATCACAGTTTCAGTTGCATCAGCTTTTGAATCATAATCAGGAACATCGGCTGGTAGTTTTGATTTAAGTGAATTTATCACAGGCCCCATATCCTGACCATCATCATCCAATATATGTACACCTGCTGATGCTGTTACCACTGTTACTGATTCAATTGTATTATTATCATCTGGTATAGTTTTTAATAATTCATCAACTTCAATTGGTTCTACTACACCAACCACCGGAACTTGTACAACTGTCGGTTGTGATGGTGGAACTGTATATCCAATCCAATCTAAATATCCAGGTGCAACAAGTACTGGTACTCCAGAATACATTGATATGGTTACATACATGCCAGCCACCGTTGTAAGATGAATTGTCATACCAATGATTAGTGAATCTAAAAAAATACCTGTATTTGTAGTTGGTTGTTGTGTGCCCATTTCAGGAAACTTTCCTGGATTTGTAACCATTGCAGATGTGGTAGTGATATTTTGAAATGACCCATATGCAGGAATAATTGGTGGTGGAAAATTATTTAAAGTTGCACCAGTCCAATACCCAATCACACCCTTTCCAATATCATTTAATATACCGTGTAATCCTTTTTGTTTTTGTAATGCAATACTACACGCTAAAATAACCATTTGTTCCATTAACTCCACGTTTGGTTTTAATATTCCAACCGAGTTTATGGTTTGATATCCCCTACGTATGCACATATCATATTCTGTTGTAAGTTTTTTAGCAAAATCTTGATACGACTTAATCGAACCCTGATTTTCCATATATGATAACATGTTTTGTTTGAAAATACCAAATGACATTTATTCTGTGAAGTTTTTAGATGATAATATTTCTTTTAGTTTAGCCTTTATTTTACTAAAATCTGATTTATTGTTCGGCCCGACTAAAGTTGGTCCTGATGGTGTTGAGTAAACTTGTTGGTTTATCGCATCAATTATCTCACCCATTATATCAATTAAAGTTTGTCCTCTTGCAAGTGGTTCTTTGGTTTCTTCGGTGTTTAAATATATATATCCCTTATCTCCTAAAATATATGTATTAAAATCATTCGTTGTCAATCTAACATCACCATTGAAATCTAAATTTGCACCACCCTTTCCATTATCAATTGACATTATACCATCCGAAATAAATCCCCAATTACCTTTTGAATACACTATAAATTCAGATGATTTTGAAGATATGATAATTCGTTCCGAACTTAATAACATTTGGTCATATCCAGTTAATTCAGATGGATATTGTTCAAAATGTTCAGGTTTTGTTTCAAAATTAGTTGAACCACCATCATCGACTGTTCCAGGTTGAAATGTTAATTTATATTTACCTGATGTCATTGCAATTGTCGAACCATCACGATTTATATCTTCTTCGGTTAAATCGCCTTCTTTTAATTCATTTAAAGAAACCGAACTTTGTCTATTTCTAATTAAAATCGATGGTGAATATTTATTTTCTGCATTGTTATATCCACTAAAACGAATTGATTGTCCAAATCTACTTTGAATAATCTTATCACCCTCGTATAATTTTAATCTATTAACTGGATTTGGTTCGAAATATTCACCAATTTTTGTATCTCTATCCGAATTTCCCTTTGAGTTTGTAATACCTGTTTGAGAAGTTTTACTATAATCAGATGAACCAACATTTTCCTTTTCAGTTTCACTAAAAACCGATTTATTGTAGTTTTCAATTACATTCCCCAAATTCAATTCACCACGTGTAATCCGTTTGTAGTATGTAACATTCCCTACTTTTATCAATTCAACTACCTCACCATTCAATGGTATATCAATACTCAATGAATCATATGGCGGATATAATGATAAATCCATTTCAGATGAATTTGTATCATATAATGGACGAATTACACACCACCCTACTTTAGATGTATTAAGACCAGTTGAATACAGTTCAGAATCAGTTTCTTCCAATCTAATATGATTATCATTTAAAATAATATCAATAACTATCCCAACATTAGAAGTTGTTAATGTTGGTATTTTATTTGTATTAGATGACCTAAATGATTTATTAACTCTTTCGTTCATTATTTTATCTTTTTGTCAATTTTCAATTCTTCAATATCGTGTTCTAAACCATCCACTCTACTTTCCTGTTCATCAGTGGCCTGTTTAATTGTTTTTTCAAAATCTTCTAATAATTGCAATTTTTCTTTTTCTGTTAAGAATCCACTATCATCTGGATTTTTATTATTAGAAGATACTATACGTTGTGCAATCGTAGCTAATTTAATTAGTGCATCATCATTACGTACCGATGAATCAACCAAATCTTTTATAATAGGGCCTATTGTTACCATATCACCGGCGTGGCGAATTATTTTTCTCATATCTGCAATCAGTTCCGAAATCCTTTGTTTCTTTTGTATTTGGTTATCGTATATATCTTTAAATAACCCACTCAAACTTTTACCTGGGAATAATTCAAAATCTTCTGTCATAATTACTGTGTTAGTTCAATATATAAATATAGTAAATAAAAAAACCCAACCTTTTCGGGTTGGGTTCTGATTTACACAATCATTTTAAATTGCGATTGTGTTTATAAATCTATAATTAAAAGGGTTTCCTTTTATATAAATAGAGTAAAATTAAAATTTAATATTAATTATTTTCATCTGTCCAAAAATATTCTTCTTTATCTTCAATATTACCATGTTCTAAATATTCATTCAACATTCTTTTCTGATGTGTTTTCATAACATTCACTACTTTTGTAATATAATGTGTTTTACAATCGGTCATTTCCCTGATTAATAAATATAAATGTTTCTTATTAAAATTCTCAACATATTCACTCCTACGAAATAATTCAAGAATAGAATCTGCTATTTGTATATCTCTACGTTTAATAAAAACTTTGGTTAAATTTTTATCCCAATATTTTAACATTATTTCTTTAAATTCTCTAAATTCACCACCTTCCTCAACTTCATAATGATCATTTTCAGGATTCCAAGTTTGTGGCATTTCACTTATAAGAGCAGTTTTTTTCCAATCTTTATAATTACCATTATTTAGTAAAATTAGATAGTTTTTCGCAACTATTGTAAAATAGGAAAATGCCCTACCCTTTCCCTCTTGAAACATATGAATTTTTTCTAACATATGTGAAACAACTTCATGTTGAATTTCACTTTTGGGTACATCGAAATATGAAAATTTAAATGTGTTCATTACGTTTTCCGCCATTTTTTCGAATGGGTATTTAATACCATCTTCATAAATTTTGTTCCGCATCTTTGGATCATCACAATTGTTATATGCTATAATAGCATCTTGTGCAGGTGTACCGAAGTACATTTTTGATTTTTTCTTTCTTGGTTTTTTTGGTATTGCCATCTTAAAATTTTTCGTTTAATTCCTCTATTGCAGTTTTGATTTCTCCAAATGCAACTCCAACTTCATCATCTTTTTCAAACGATCCCTTTGTATCTAAATTTCTCATTACTAATAATGAATTTGTTATATGTTCTTTGGTCGATTTAAGTGTTTCAATTATATAATCTTCAAAAGAGTTTAATTTTCTAACTAAATTGAATATTCCATAACCCAACACTATATTCAGTACAATACTTATACCAAATAGTATGTATAATATAATATCTGTCATTTTTATGTTTTTTTATTTAAATGTGATCGTAATGCCAAGTTTGTAAACATTCCAGAAGGAATCCATTGGAAACCAGTACACTCAATCGATTCAAGTGGTGTATGTGATGAAGTTAATAATCCATCAAAAAAGGCATTTGAATAGGGCTCTTTTTCAAAATCTTGGAATATTATACCACTTTGTTCAAATTTATACATCAACGATGTAATATCGTTTAATTTGATATTTGGAACAACATAGTACATATCAGTTATATCACCTATTGAAGAATGTTTAAAATGTACATTTAATTTAAAAAACCCCAAACCAAGATTCTTTAATTCATGTTGTAATTTCTTATTTCTGGAAACATTTTCAGCTTGTGTATTGTTTACATCACGTGCGGTTAAAATACCACAAGTTTTCACTGATTTTTTTTCAATATATTGTGATATTATTTTAATTGAGGCTTCTGTTATAATAGATATATCATTACTTTTTAAAGCCTTTGAATAATCTTTTAGTGTAGTTTCTTTCATTATATATTAGTTTGGTTCATGGTTTGGAGTATCAAATGCATTTCTAATCGAAGCTTTTTGATATCCAATTGTTAATGCCAATCGTTCACATATTTCTTTGAATTCATATATATTCATATCATCTGGAACTTCAATAGATACTTTGTTTATTTCTCGGTTATTTTCAGTATAATCGTTGGTTGTATATTTAAATGTTAATTTTGCCATAGATTATAAAATTTCACATCCGTATTTCAACATTGGTAAAGCCTTTTTATATTTCATAAATTCAGTTTCACCAGAAGGCAATTTTAACATCACTCTTTCATTTCTACCGTATTTTTTAGGTGCAATAACAGTTGCAGAATATTTTCGTGATGAATCTGTCATTAAAATACCATCTAAATGATCAATCTCGTGTTGTACACATACACACTCTAATAATCCAGTATCACTGAAAAATTCTTCTGATGTTTTCCAATTTCTACCCTCTGGATATGTTGGAGCAAATTCCACTCTACCTAAATTATCACATTCTACGGCAACCGTTTTATGTCTAACAGTTTTTACAGGTTTTTTCATTGATTTTTCATCGGATAGGCATTGTTCTACATATGCAATTGTATCAGTTGAACGTTCAACTATACGTGGGTTTATTAAAACCAACGGATCTGGGCCAATAACATTTATAATACATGCACGTACATCCAACCCAAGTTGATTGGCTGATAATCCTATGCCACCATGTTTAATTATTTCTGTTGTTAAAATTTTAGTAATATTTTCAATTTCTTCTGTTGATATATCTTTTACAGGAATTGGGGCTTGTAGTAATCTTCTATTTTTAATTATTTCCATTTTATTTATTATTTTTACTGATTATCCATTGATCTCAAAAAATCTTCGGTTGTTGTTAATTCATCCCATTTTTCTTTACGTGATTTAAATCGATTTCTTCTTAATTCAAATACGAGTTTTCGAACTTCCGAACCAAATGACATATCATTTGGAAACATTTTCGAAAGTGTAATTAATGATTCTTCTAATGCTTTCATTTTGGTAGTGTATCTAAAATTTGTTGTAGTTTTTGAATACGGTATTTATCATTTAAAGTAATTTTAGTTTTTAACTTTAATTCCAATAATTCCTCGTATAATTTTTGTTTGTTTTGATCATTTAATGAGTCTGATGTAGTTTTTGTTGTCATATAAGTGCAGAATTTGTATAAGTATTCTTGTAGTTATATAAAGATACGAAAAAAAAATGATATATCCTAATGTTTTGTAATAGAATGTAATCTTTCTATTTCATTTTTTATTTTAATGTTCCATTCTGACCAAGTAAAGTTCTCTAATAACCACTTTCTGTAATAAGGTGGTACGTGTCGTACTTCTTTTGTATTATATTTACCGAATGTCATGTATACCTTTTCAATATCACCACTTTCAGTTACAATCTTACCCAAATCTGTACCATCTTGTAATTTCAAACCAATTTCGTGCATTGGTAATCCGGTAATCTGTTTTGTTCCCTCACCGTATAATTGCCAATCCTCATTTCCATTCGAATCCTTGGTCAACGCGTAATATAATTCTTCTACTCTACCAAAACGCTTCACTGAACCTACGAAATCTACCACAAGACAATTTTCTTTAAGTGGGTGAATTCGAGTTCCCCTACCTACGAACTGATACCACCATGAAATTGAATTTGTTGGTCTACCAGTTATAATACAATCTAATTGTGGGTAGTCAAACCCAATGGTTAAAACATTTACTTGTACCACAACTCGTAAGCGTTGTGATTTAAATTCTTCTATAATTTCATTCCTAAGTTTTTTTGGTGTACCACCATGAACCACGGATGCATTTGGTATTTTACCAGCAAGACGAGTTGCCTGTTCAATACTTGGAACGGCGATAAGTATGGATTTTCTTTCCCACACTTCATTTACTTTTTTGATTATCTGTTGTTCAATATTTTGATTTTCATATGCCTTTTCCATTGATTTAACAGTATATTCAGAACGTGTGGAATTATAAACTAATTTACCAGTATCGAAATCATATGATTGGTAATTTAATTTACTCCAATACCCAAGTTTAACAATCTCCTGTATTTGTGCAACATATAAGATGTGATTAAAAAAGTTTCCTTTTTTACTCCAATTGGTTAACATAACTAATTTTGAAATAGTTCCACCATCCGCCCCCATGTTAGATTGTAGTTTCAGTGGTGTTGCCGTTAAACCCAATACATGTGTTATACCTATACCCTCTACGAACCTACGTAATAGACCCGTTGCCTCTCTTGGATATCTATCACATTCATCAATAATAACCTTTGTTATACCGTGTTTTTTGAAATCTTGAGCAGCACTAATGATTGAACCAAGTGTAGAATATGTAACATCACCAATTTCTTTGATACCCATCGATGCAGAAAAAATATTAGCTGTACCACCAAGATTTACGAACTTATTATAATTTTGTTCTAATAATTCTTTTGTTGGTTGAATAACAAGTACTTTATCTTGAATTCCCTTTGCAATAAAGGCAATAACAATCGATTTACCGAATGCAGTTGGAGCCACTATAATAGATGGTGCTATTTTAGGTGTATTGAAAAATTCAATTCCTATTGTTACTGGATCTATTTGATTCGATCTAAGATTTATATTTTGTACTTTTTCTTCCATTCTGTTTTAAATTTGCCACCACATCCAATTTGTAAAAATTCTGCAGTTGCAGGTATTCCCAACATTTTTTTCTTTGGATTTATTAAAGATTCAATTAAATCATCTATTGTTTTATTTTTAAAAACCTTCATACGAATCTTCGCGTTTGCTCTACTTGTATTTTTAAATACAACTACAAGTTCCACTTTTAGATATACTGATGCCATAACTTTATTGTATATTACTACTAATATACGAAAAAAATTTGGAATAACCAAACTTTTTAAGTATTATTTTTAAAATTAATATGTTTTTGTTGTAAAATCAGTAGGATATGGTGAATTATTACCTGGATTAGATTTATATTTCTGTAATAAAGTGTTAGTACCACCCTTATTATCAATCCAATATTTTTCTGCATTTCTATCACCTACCCAACGTTCTGATTTTGACCAATTGAATTCTGGATGAAAATAATATGGTAATCCATTATAGGCATTTCT